GATGTGTGCTCCACGGCCTTCTGGCGCTCGATGCTGCGCGTGGCTCCCACCAACGTGCGTAGCTTGGACACCGCGGTGACGGCGCACAGCCTCATGGACTGGGTGATGAACCAGAAGCTCTACACGGACATGACCCGTGAGGTGGAGCTGCTGAGTCAGTATCTGTGGACCTACGGCTGGGCCGGATGCCATGTCTCGTGGCAGCAGGAGATCGGGCAGAAGGAGCAGTACGTCACGGTCGAGCAGCTCATGCAGATCGCGGCTCAGAGCCCTCAAGGAAGCGTGCTGGCGGACCTGCCGAATCTTCTAGCGAATCCGGATGCCACCGATCAGTTGGCCGAGCTGCTCATGGCGGCTTTCCCGAATCTCAAGAAGCGCAAGGCTCTGGAGTGTGTGAAGGATCTGCGTGAGGAGGGTGAGTGCGAGATCTATGTGCCGACGCTGGTGAAGAACTCTCCGAGTGTTGCGGCGTTGGCTCCCTATGATGAGCTGGCTTTCCCGCCGGAGACGACCGACATCCAGTCTGCGCGTGTGGTTTTCAGGCGTTGCTACATGACCGAGATCGAGGTGATGCAGCATGTCGAGACCGACGACTGGGATGAGGAGTGGGCCAAGCAGGCGATTGCCACTAGGGGACGGTTCTCCAACTTCTCTGACTACACCTACACGATTGGGCTGACGAATAATGCGGTGCTCGACCGTGAGAACCTGATCGAGGTTGTCTACGCGTATCAAAAAGCGCTCGATGAGGACGGTGTCCCGGGCGTTTACTGCACAGTATTCTGTCCACAAGTGGGCAATGCTTGGGGCAAGTTCGAGTTGATCGACTACGAGCACGGGCAATATCCGTTCATCGTGTGGCGTTCTGAGGTGATCCACCGAAAGATCGTCGAGAGCCGTGGCGTTCCGGAGATCTGCGCGACTTGGCAGAACGAGATCAAGGCCCAGCGCGACTCGATCTTCGACTACACGAGCCTCAACACGATTCCTCCCATCCAAGTGCCAAAGACTCGGGGCGGAAACCTGCGTCTAGGGCCTGCGGTGCAGATTCCGGTGCTGCGTCCGGGTGAGATCTCGTTCATGCAGCCGCCTGCCCGGGAGCCGAGCGTGGCGTTTAACCTCATCGCAGCCATCGAGACGCAGGTGGATCGGTACTTCGGAAGGCCCACCGAAAAGGTGCCTCCTGCGCTCACCCAGATGCGTCAGCAACGGCTCGTAAACAACTGGCTGCACGGCTGGACCGAGGCGTTCCGGCAGGTCCTGAGCCTTACGTTGCAGTACACCGGGCCAGAGGAAGTGGCGCGTATCACCGGCAGCAACGTTCCCCTGAGCACCAACGTCCAAGAGTTCGATGTCAGCCTCAAGTTCGACGTGCGGGAGCTGCAGACCGACCTTGTGACCGAGAAGCTCAAGGCGCTTTCGAGCCTCGTGTTGCCTCTGGACAGCGTTGGTGTGGTGGATCGCACCAAGCTCGTGGGTCTGGCGTTGCGTGCGATTGATCCGACGCTTGCGAATGAGCTTATCATGCAGGCTGGACCGGCCTCGCAGAAGATGTTCGACGAGACCAACGACGAACTTGGCCTGATGAGCCTTGGAAATCCTCCGAAGCTGCGTGAGAACGATCCTACGGCGCAGGCTCGGTTGAACTTCGCGCAGCAGATCCTGCAGGCGAACCCGAAATACCAGCAGCAGGTTCAGCAGGATCCGTTGTTCCAAGCGAATTTGCAGAAGTACGTCGAGAACCTGCAATTCAGCGTGCAACAGCAGCAGAACGCGGTCACTGGACGGCTTGGTGTGCAACCCGGAGCGACTCCTCAATGAGAATGACCGACGAACAGCTCAAGATGGCGCTGGGTGGTGTGGGGGAACATGAGCCGGTGCTGCGTGCATTGCGGCAGGTGCTGGGTGAATTGATTGCTGACGAGGTCTCCGCAGCGATCAACTCGGCACTGACTCCAGAGGCGCGGGCCTACAACTGTGGAAGGGCGGCTGCTCTATCGGATGCACGCTCGTTCCTCGTGGAGATGGGTCTGAAGCTGGACGTGGAATAGCTGCGGCTTTGCGGGTTTAGAACCCCTGTTTTCGGTACAGTCCCCACAAAAGCGGGACTTAAATGGTTTTCAAAGATAGGGGGTCTAAACCTGCAAACCCACAGACCCATAGAAAACCCACAAAAAACCCACAGGAATCCTAGAACTCAGCAAAAACATAAGGAATTTCACTGAAAAACAGACCCACAGAAAACCCATAAGCTGAGACCGGGTGGGTTTCTTGTGTAAATTCCAAGTTGCTGAGTTATTTTTTCTTTGTTGACGTTAGCGATAACGTGGTTCATCAGGGCTTCAGCTTTCTGGGTTTAGCGTTAAACCCTGTCGTAGTATGCCCGACTTGCAGGGCCTAAAAAGCATGGAAGCAACACAAACCGGGGAAGCGACACCCCAACAAAACACGGCACAACCGCTCAACCCGCTCCCGCTCGACACGGTGGCGTTGGCGAAACTGTTGGAGACTCGGTTCTCTGAGAATCCGAAAGCTGTCGAGGAACCGGAACCAGCCGCTGCGAGTGCAGATGAGCCGGTTGCCGAGGAGTCAGCGTCCGAGACTGCTGAGACCGGGGAGGCGACACCCGTGGAGGATCCCGCTGAGGAAGAAGAGACTTCTCAGCAGACTGAAGACGCTACCGAGGACGAACCGGCTGGAGTCCAGAAGCGCATCAACAAGCTCGTTGCCCAAAAGAAGGAAGCCGCAGCAAAAGCGGAAGCCTTGGAGCGGGAGCTGAATGAGGCGCGGACGAAGCTGGAAGCTCTTGAGCAGCAGGCGGCAGTACCGCAGGCGGCAGCGACGACCGATAACCCGTTCTCCGACATCTGGGACGAGGCGAAACTCAGCGATGAGTACCGCAAGGCCCGGGAGTTGAAGAGATGGTGCGAGGACAACGCTGACGGATGCGAGGTGGGCGGGAAAGAGTACAGCGCGGATGAGATCAAGGCGATTCGGCGACGAGTCGAGGATGCCTTGGATGTTCACATCCCAACGCGGCACCAATTCCTCAACACTTACAAACAAGTGCGGCCAGTTGCGGAGGCATCGTATCCTTGGTGGAAGGACCGGAGCAATCCGACGTATTCGGAAGCGCAGCAGGTGTTGCGGCAGATGCCACAGCTTGCGTCGTTTCCGGATTATCAGATTGCCATCGGTGACTTCCTAGAAGGTCGGAAGGCTCGAATGGAACGCGAGAAGAGTGCGAAGGTTGCAAAGGCCCCTGTGAAGGTGGCCCCGAAGCAGCCTGCGGCTCCCAAGGCGAGTCCGGTCAAGTCTGACAAGGCCAACGATGCGGCGAGGTCTGCGAAGAAGGCGTTCAGCCAAAGTGGGAGCACTGCTGATCTGTCGCGGTTGCTTCAACACACAATTCTAAAAACCTAATACTATGGCATATCTTGGTGTAAACAATCAGGTCGGCGTCCGCGAGGAATTGGCCGACTATATCGCTAACGTCGACGCTAAAAGTACACCCTTTGTGTCGATGTCTCCCAAGGGGAGGGATCTTGGAAACGTAGTCATGTCATGGCAATGTGACGATTACTCCGCCCCTCAGCTTGGCGGCGTGATCGACGGCACTGACGTCTCCAGCTACACGAACGAGTCGGCCAATCGTCTGCGCGTTACCAACTACGCTCAGGCGTTCCGTCGCAACGCTCGTGTTGGTTTCATCGCCGAGACGCAGAATGTTGCTGGTGCTGCAAGCGAAATCGCATACTCGGTTGCAAAGCTCCTTGTTGAGATTAAACGGGATATGGAGAGTACGTTCCTCTGCACCAATCAGGCGGCGCAGCAGGACAACGGTTCCTCCACTGCCTACCAGACTGGTTCCCTCGGTAACTGGCTCCTCGGCACCAACAGCTCTAACATTGGTGCTCTTGCCTCCGGTTCCGCCTTCGCTCCTGCTGGCGGCGTGACCCCGGGCACTGCGGCCACCAACGCCATCAGCTCCGTCACCTCGGCGAACTTCGCTGAGTCCACCGTGCAGAACGTCCTCACCGCCATCTACTCCAAGACGGGCGTGTATCGTGACTACGACTGCATCCTCGGCACGACCCTGAAGCGTGCGTTCACCAACCTGACCAGCTCTTCTGCCACGCAGGTTGCCAACACGAACAGCATCGCTGCCACCAGCGTCCGCACGTTCAATCAGGAGCTGTCCAGCTCCACGTTCACCTCTTCGCTCGATCTGTTCGAGGGGGACTTCGGACGCATCGTGCTACATCCGACCACCTTCATCGGTGGCAAGAACTCTGCGGCTTTGGATTCGCAAGCCTATCGTGGTTACGTCATCCCGATGGACATGGTTGAGATCCGGTATTGCAAGCTGCCCGAGGTCAAGGATCTCCCTGACGCTGGCGGCGGTCCTATCCGTCTCGTGCAGGCCATTGCCGGCCTCGTGGTGAAGAACCCCGGTGGCTTCGGCATGTTCGCTGGTGCGTCGTAATCAATCACTCAATGGGGAGCATCTGCCATATCGGTGGGTGCTCCCCTTTTTTATACCATGCAATCACCCATACTAGACAACGTACTCGAAGGACTCCCGGCGCAACTGCGTCAGGATGTGGTCAAAGAACTGGCTACCGGATATCACGCGGATCTGGTGAATGCCGAAGTGCACCAGAAGCGCATCGCAAAGGACAGCCAGCAGGATCTTCGCAGCATCGACGGCATTGGTCGGTTGCGTATGCGTATCGACCCGACGCTGTACCATCATTGGGGCGCAAAACTAGGCTACGAGTGCTGGAAAGACTCTCAGTTCCTGCGTGAGGTGGAGCGGGACAACCCCGAGGTGCGCGTGAAATGCGGGGGAACCAAGTTGCAGGTCGGCTTCTCACCGACGAACACTAAGTTCAGCAAGAAATACTGAGGTATGGCACAGCAGCCAATCGACGTCGGGACAGTACCCAATGATGGAACGGGAGATCCGTTGCGTGATGCCTTCATCAAGTGCAACGACAACTTCTCGGACCTGTACAACCTCGTCTCGGCTGCTGGTGCCCCGGTTAACGCGGAGTATTTGGTCAAGTCTGCCAATGGGACGCTGACGCTGGAGCGGGTGGTTGGCGACTCGACCACGGTTGTCGCAAACTGGGATACGGCTGGTCAGGTGTCCTTCGAGCGTGCGGCTCTGACCGGTGACGTAGCAGCATCGGCCAACAGCAACTCGACCACGATCCAGCCGGGTGTGGTCAACACGACCAAGCTAGGTGGTGACATCACTCCGCAGGGGAAGGCCATCCTAGACGATGCCACGGCTACTCAGCAGCGCAGCACCATCGGAGCGACGACCTACACGCACACGCAGGGTGTTGCTGCAAACCCTTGGGTAATTAACCACAACCTCAACGCCTACCCGACGGTCTGGGTGATTGATCAGATACTCAACCGCGCTGGTTGGGCCGAGGTAGAATATCCATCCGCAAACACTGTAAACGTCCACTTCCCCGGCGCTTGTACCGGAATCGCGTACCTCAACTTCTAAGACACTATGGCAGTTCCGTTTCTAAACTCCATCACGCTCCACAAGAACGAGGTTCAAGACTTCAAGGTGTTCAATATCGGCACCGGGAACCCGACGCTGTCATCTGGTGGCGACATCGGATACTTCTGGACCGACACGACTGGTTCAAAGGTCCTTAAGTGGTGGGATGGCTCTGCTGTCCGTACGATCCTCGACAGCGCTTCTAGCGTCACTGCAGCCAACATCAGTGGTGGAGCTGCTGGTGAACTCCTCTATCAGAGTGGTCTTGCCACTACTGCCAAGCTGGCTGTTGGTACGGACGGTTACATCCTGACCTACGACGGCACCAACACGAAGCCGAAGTGGTCTGCTTCGATTCCTGCTGGTTCTGTTTCGGGCCTAGCCGCGTCCGCGACGACTGATACGACGAACGCTGCGAACATCTCCAGTGGACTGCTTCCGTTGGCTCGTCTGGCGTTGGCTACGGGTCAGTTCTATGTCGGTGATGCTTCCAACAATCCTGCAGCCACTGCCAAGTCCTCGATCTCGTTGACCGGATTTGGCGCTCTGACTGCGGATCTGGATATAGCTGGGTTCAACATCATCAACAGCGGAAACG